ATGGGCGAGTCGGTGATGGACAATCATATGATTGATTGGGTTGTTTAATTTACTAAGGAGTTATCATTACTGATAAACTCCATAAGGAGTGGTTTTGTACATTCTGAAAAACTAAATTAGTTCATCTAAGGTATTAGGTTAGACAAGCCAATCAAAACAGACTTCATGGACCCGTGAAGTGGGGCCAGAAGATCTCAGGGGGCCAGTAGTGGTCATTATCGCTTTTCGTCCTATTATAGGGCGTGCGTGACCATTTCTGGATCTCTAAGGTGGAAGGAAATTTGTTGATTTGAATTTCCATCCGGGTTTCGACGAATTTGGATCCTGACAGGTAGCGGTGAATTTGGCGTGAGTCGGGGCGGTATCCTGCGGCGGATAGGCGTTCGAAGATTTTCTTACATACTCGGTACAGCAACTTGGATCTACCAAGGTCTGCGTATGCAATTCCAACACAACGTCCCATTAGTGAGGCGTAAGTTGGGGCTTCTGATTCTGGAAACAAAAGTTGGGCTAACAGTTTTCGATGATCTCGATATGCGGCTCCATTTCGGTTTCGGTATCCCAAAAGTTCAACTCCATAGAGAGAGTTGGATATTTCAGTCTTTTCTAAAGACAATTTGGCATTGAATCGGAGGAGGGCCTTTTCAGCTAAGAAGGATTTGAGGTCTTCATGCTTCGCTTGGGGAACGAAGTGGAAAAGGACGGTGAGTGAATCATCTCCAAGGACTTTCAAAATAAACTTTTCGGTAACTTTGAATCCTGCGTCTAGCAAAATGGTGGTAATCATAATTCCATTGATAATAGAATCAAGCCATTGGGTTCGGAACATTCCGGAAGGAACTCCGTTGCGTGTGCGCATCCAAACTCTGCCATCAGGCATGAGTAAGGGGGATGATAGTGTCGCGTATATGGTCCACTTGAATAGGTCTAGTATTCGAGGGATTTCGTACTTGCAGTTTGACTCTGTGTGGTATAGGTAATCGGGAGCATAGTGGCCAAGATCGTAATACTCAAGTGAGGCGTTAATAACCATTTCGATAAGTTCGAAGGGGACACGGCGGTCGAATTCGGACCAATCAGCGGTAATGATAGTAGCGTTGGTATTGGCGATTTGAGGTTGAATCTCGTTATATAACTTGGTCCAGCCTCCTAAGGCGGTTTCATACTTCCAAAGTAATGGGGTCTTTCCATTACGAAGATAGTTGTCAAACAGTGGGTACATGAACATGCATTCAGCGATGAGGAATATTTTGGAGACTCCCCATACAAGACGGTTCTTGATGGCGGACGAGCCAGGTTTTCCAAGACCAGGGCGGAAGTGGGCAATAATTGGGTAAAGATGATCTTTGGTGAGATCGCCAGTAAAGCATTTTCCATTCTTGATATTGTGGATGACTAGTCGGGATGAGTCGTAAACGTAATCGAATGTGTTGTGAAACGACATTCTTTCGTTTTCAATTTCTCCGTTGATGCACTTTTGTTTTACATACTTAATCACTTTCGGATCAGTAGAGAACGGACGTTCTACACTGGAAGAAAGGGGCCACGGATAGTGCTTAGTACGTACGTAGTGTACGATTCTGACTTTTTCAGTCGGGGCGAAGGCTTTCATGGTGAGATTGAAAGCAGTGGTGAAATTTTCGTCTTGAACGATGTGAACCGGGGGTTGGTTCATTTTCAACATGTCTTCGTACTGAGCTTCGATGGTCATGGGACTTCGGAAATAGCCGTGAAGGACTATATCTAGGTCTTCTGATGGGAGGACTTCTTTGAGTGCGTCAATGACGACTGATTGATAATTCTCCTTATAGAAAGGATGACCTGAAAACGGGGCGGAGGGCTTTCGTTGTAGATGTGGACGAGTCCAGGATCTGAATCGGGGTTGATTCCGAGTTTGCGAAGAGCTTTGTGATGTAAATCCATTGCGAGTGGTGAGCGGGAGGAGAGCTTCAGAAGTGAAGATCGGCGCTCGAGGTGAGATTAGGCTTTGATGAGAGTTCGACGCTTAGAGTCGAGTGAGCCTTATCTCCCCATGTA